TACATTACAATGAAAAAGAAACCTAGTGAGCCACTTATAATTGGCGGAAAAAAATATTACAAGTATAAAATTATTTGGGAAGATATTGTTGGCGATTCAACTTTAGCTACTGCAAATGATTTTGCTAAGATGACTTGTGCTGATGTGCATACGGAGTGTTGGATATTTGATAAGACAGATGATTATGTTTATTCTTTTGCAAGTTATTTTACAGATGATGGAGAAATAGAATTTGGGGATAGAAATATTTATCCTCGTAGTGTTATTAAAAGTATGAAGAGAATATAATATGTCAGACTATCAAAAATTATTAGAAATGTGGAGAGAAGAAAAGCAAAAGCGACAGCAACTTGAAACAGAAAATAATAAATTAAAAGAAGATTTAAAGACAGAAAAGTTAGATAGAGAATACGACAAATCAGTACACACACAAGAAATAGAAGATTTAATGAAAGGTAAATTTAAAAAATGAAATATTGTTTTGACATAGAGACAGATGGTTTTTTAAATCAATGCACTAAAGTACATTGTATAGTCTTAAAAAATATTGATACTAATGAAATTTTAAAATTAAAAAATGAAGACGCTATAAAAGAATTAGAACAGGCGGATTTAATTGTTGGTCATAACATTATTAAATTTGACATACCCGTCCTAGAAAAGTTTTACGACTTTAAACCTAAAGGAAAGGTTTTTGATACAATAGTAGCAACTCGTTTACTTTACCCTGATGTAAAGGAGCGAGATTTTAAAAGAAAAGACTTCCCTACTAATTGTATAGGACGACACAGCTTGAAAGCGTGGGGGTATAGGGTGGGTAACTACAAGGAAGTCTTTGATACTGACTGGAAAGAATACAGTCCTGCGATGTTGGACTATTGTATTCAAGATGTTGAAGTAACTGATACTTTATATAAAGCTATGGAACGTAAAGGTTATTCTTGTCAGGCGATGGATTTAGAACACGAAGTGGCAACTTTAATCTTTAAACAAGAGCGTTATGGTTTTATGTTTAATACAGATGAAGGAGTTAAATTGTATTCTAAATTAAATGCTAGACGTTTAGAGTTGGAAGAACAATTACAAAAATTGTTTCCACCTAAGTTAGAACGTACACCATTTATTCCTAAAGTTAATAATAAAGCTAGAGGATATATTAAAGGTGAAACTTTTTATAAAGAAAAGACTATTACTTTTAATCCTAGTTCAAGACATCACATAGCAGATAGATTAATTGAGAGACACAACTGGAAACCTGAAGAATATACTAATGATGGTAAACCAAAATTAGATGAAACAGTTTTAGCTAGTCTTCCATATCCTGAAGCAAAAGTTTTATGTGAACACTTTTTATTAGATAAAAGGATAGGACAATTAGCAACTGGTGCTCAGGCTTGGTTAAAGAATGAAGTTAGTGGTAGAATACACGGCACTTGTAATACTAATTCAACAGTAACAGCTCGTGCTAGTCATACAAACCCTAATTTAGGACAAGTTCCAAGTGTTACAGTTCCTTATGGAAAAGAATGTAGAAGTTTATTTACTGTTCCTAAAGGAAAAAAATTAGTTGGAATAGATATATCAGGATTAGAAGTTAGATTATTAGCTCACTTTATGTCTAAGTTTGATGAAGGAGAATATTCTAAAGTAGTTTTAAATGGTGATATACATACAGAAACAAAAGAATTAGCAGGGTTAGATTCAAGAGACCTTGCAAAAAGATTTTACTACTGCTTCCTTTATGGTGGTGGTGTAAAAAAGATTGCCTTAGTAACAGGTAAAAGTGTAAAAGAAGCTAAGAAGATAAGAGAAAGATTTTTAAATAATCTTCCTGCTTTGAGTAAGTTATTAAAGCAAGTACAACAAGCGGCTGAAAGAGGATATTTAATAGGTCTTGATAAAAGACAGATTAAAATTCGTTCAGTTCACGCCGCACTCAATTCACTTTTACAAAGTGCAGGAGCTATAGTTTGTAAACAATGGCTAGTTGAGTTTAACAAAGCTGTTAAAGAATATTCTGATGTTCAACAGGTTGTTTGGGTGCACGATGAAATCCAAGTAGAATGTCCTGAAGAGAACGCAGAAGATATAGGAAAGTTAGCTGTAGAATCTATCAAACGCACTGGCGAACATTTCAATTTAAGATTACCTTTAACTGGTGAATATAAAATCGGAAATAATTGGAGTGAAACACATTAATATGGCATTAAATACAAATATAAAAAAGAAGTCAGATTTTGATTTTGATTTAAAGTTTGGAAAAAAGAGAGAAAACAGACTTCATAAACTCTTAGGAATGAGAGCTGAAGATAAAGTTGAAGTGAAGACAGAAAGAGATTGGTGGCAAAAGACAGGTAATATTGCAATAGAGATTGAATGTAATGGTAAGCCTTCAGGTATTACTTCCACCAAAGCTGAGTATTGGGTACAATGTTTAGCGAATGGTGATAAAGATTATTGTCATTTAATCTTTTCTACAAAAACAATGAAGCGTCTTGCAAAAAAGTATGTCAAAAATACTAAGAGCGTGGGAGATGGTAATAGAAGTAGAGTAGTATTGATTCCACTATCCGAAATATTTGACAGAAAAAATTTAACGTAAAATGAGGAAAACAAAAATGAAAAAAAAGGTGTTATTAATAGATGGAGATATATTAGCGTATAAGATAGCTACTGCTAATGAAGTAGATACTCATTGGGGTAATGGCTTTTGGACATTACATTGTGATGAGATTCAATGTAAGCACGAAGTTGATGCTAAGATAGAAGACTTAGGACAAAGCCTACAAGCTGATGATTATGTTGTAGCTTTAACTGATAAGAATAATTTTCGTAAAGATGTTCTTCCAAGTTACAAAGATAATCGTAAACAAAGACGTAAGCCTATGGTTTTAAATGCTTTGCGTGATTATATTATGGAAAAACATAATGGAATTATGTGGAAGAACCTAGAAGCTGACGATGTTATGGGTATAATGGCGACTGAACCACACCCTACTGAAGACAGAATTATTGTTTCTATTGATAAAGATATGAGACAGATACCTGCTAAAGTAAGTAGAGATGGTGAGACAGTTGAGGAAATACCACAAAGATTGGCTGATTATTGGTTTATGATACAGACGTTGGCGGGTGATAGTACCGATGGTTATAACGGACTGCCAAATGTGGGGGTTAAAACTGCTGAGAAAATGATTAAGCAGTATACTAATGTTCCCCTTTTAGACCTATGGAAGATAGTGGTAGGTTTTTACAAGTCAAAAGGCTTTTCAGCTAAGGAAGCCTTACAACAAGCTAGAGTTGCACATATTCTTAGACATAAAGAATATAATAAGAAGACTGGGAAGGTGAAACTATGGCAGATAAAGTAAAAGAACCACCTCACTATTTTAGATTTAAGATAGAACCTATTACCTTTATTATGCAGAATGAAATTCCGTATGCTGAAGGTAATGCTATTAAATATTTATGTCGTTGGCGTTTTAAACATAAAACAAAAGAGGCACAAATAGAAGACTTAAAGAAAGCAAAACAGTACATTGATTTAATACTAGAACACGAAGAGAATAAATCAGATGACACAGTGAAACTTAAACTCGGTAAAGAATCTTGGGTAGAAGGATATAAAAAGTGGAAGAAAGGTAAGTCGTGATAAAAAAAATTATTATGTTTACCTTACTTGCTGTTGCGTGGTTTGGTGTATTAGTTGTTACACTTAATTATTTACAAGGAACAATTTAATGTTACAACACAATCATATAATTATTAAAGCACAAATTAATAAACCACCTAAAGATATTCGTTTTATTAGAAAGTGGATAAAGAAATTAATTAAAGCAATAGGTATGAAAAGACTAGGACAACCTAATGCACATTATATTAATGATAAGGGGAATAAAGGATTAACTTGTCTTGCTGTTCTTACTACATCACACATCGCTTTACATACTTGGGACGAAATGTCCCCTGCATTATTACAATTAGATGTTTATTCGTGTAGTGATTTAGATAAAAAAATTGTGTTCAAACACATAGAACAGTTTGAACCTAAAGCAATAAATTATGTTACACTTGATAGAGATAAAATAAAAAAGGAATTACAATGGGAAGAATCGGAAAAAAATTAAAAGGTAAAAACCTTAATATGTTTGGCAACCCGATACATCACCCTACTAAAGAATATAAAGAAGGTTGGGATAGAATATTTGGTAAAAAGAAAACTGAATCAGAAAAATCTCAAGAAGAATTAGAACCTATTGATAAAGAAACAGAAAAGTTTTTTGATGACTTAGCTAATAACACACCTAATGAAGACCAATTTAAAAACAAAAACCCTGAAGACGAATTTAACGGAGCATAAATGGATTACGAGAAAGATAAC